GATTATAACTTAGCCGTTCGGCATGGATTTTTTTATACATACTCTAATTAAAGAATTGCTTTAAATCAGGTCTAAAATAGTTAAGGGATTTCATGACTTTTTTATCTCGTGTTCTATAGACGATATAATATTCCCCAACCTTTTCATAGTGACATTCTTCGCCCTGTTCTTTGGACCTGACTTTAATTGTCTCTTGTGCCTCTTCTTCGTTAGAGCAAGCCTTTGACATATTTGAGGCTTGTACTTCGAGATACGCCGGCCATATTTGATCCTTAAGACCATGTAGCATAGTACCGTTACCCAACGAAACGTAGGCAATATCACATAAAGCATCAAGAACTTCAACAATGTTCCCGGTTTCACATGCTTCTTTGTATTCTTCGAGTTCTTCGAGGATGAAGTCGTATACGAACTGCCATTCCTTTTTTTCGGGGATAATTGGCTCATAGTTATTAGGTTTACCAAAGGTTTCATTAAATATTTCCACTTCATCTACAAAAGGTACTGATGGAGAAGATGGGAATTCGTAATTTTCTTCGTCAAATAGTGATAGTTGTTTATTTTTCATATTTTATTTTTTTAAATAATCTTGTAGGGTGTCTGAATTGGGGTTTTCCCAAGGGTATACAATCCAATCATCATTCGGAATTATATATCCATGAAATGTTGGGGTAAATGAACAAGCATGTTTTCTATAATGTAAACTAGCAAATTTTAAATTTAAGGGAAATGCTAATTCTGTTTGGTATTTGCCATACATTTCAACAAAAGTAACCCCAGAATCACATATATCATCTACAATTAAGGTATCTTCATAGATACTACCCATTGAAAGAGGGATACCTGTTCTATGAGATAGCATAACAGCAGGGATTAATCCCCCACGAGGTATTCCATATATGGATTTAAAGTTATGGTTTGATTTTAAAATTTTTAGAGCTAATGTATCTACTAAAATTCCAATTTCTATCCAACTAACCTTTACTTTAGATGTTGTGTCCTCCATTGTTTATTTTTAATGAATCAAAAAATTCTTTTCTTGATAAGTTATTATTTTCTCTAAATACTCCTGATGCTTTAGTAGTAACCATTGCAGCACCTTGATGTTTAACACCTCTACAGCTAACACAATTGTGGGTACCCACAATAGTAACGATTACACCTCTATTACCTTCAGTGATTTTATCTACTGCATTATGAATAGCTGATGTTAATTGTTCTTGGATAGCTCCTCTACGACCAAATAATTCAACAATTCTGTTTAGTTTTGATAAACCAATTACTTGACCACCTTCTCCAGCAATGTATCCAATATGAACTACTCCCCCAATTGTTTGATGGTGATGTGAACACATAGAGGTAAGTGGGATATTTCTTTCAATTACAATACCATCATAACCATCACTTGGAAATGAAGTAATAGGGGACATAGCAGTATATCTACCTGCCCATAAATCATTTACATATGCTTTAGCTACACGTCGAGGTGTTTCCATTGAATTTGGATCATTCCTCCAATCACATTTTAAAGCATCTAAAAATTGACCATATGCTTTTTCAGCATTATCAATCATTTTATCTTTATCAGATTGTTGTAGTGGAAAGCCTTCAGCAACTCCATTTGCAAAACCCTCTTGTACCACTTCTAATTCCTCGTGGATTTTTCTACGTTTATTTTCCATTTATACTATTTTATTTTATATTCTTTTTTATATTTTTCAACAAATTTCTCACCTACACCAACTTCTAATATTTCTGCTATACTAGGGACACCTGGTAGTTTTGGGGATGATAAGATGTAGTCAATGTTTTCATTATTCCAAACCTTAATTTTTGTTTTAGCATTTGAGCGATTTGAGGTTTTAAACACCATTACTACTGGTTGTTTATTATATGCTTTACCTTTCTCAGCTTTAATTTTAGGTGGTTTAAAACCTCTAATAGTAGTATGTTCTACTTTCCAGGGACCAGTTTGAGATTTACTTATGTCATAGTACCATTTGGATGTTCCCCCTAATTCGGGTTTTGAAGGATAGTCATGATGTGTTTCTATCCATTTTTCCTTGATTTCAATTGGTATTTCTTTAGGTCTTCCTCTATTTTCTGACATAACTCTTATTTGTTGTTTCAAGAATAATATACGAAGGATATTTAAGTATCCCAAATACTTCTATGAATTATACATAGAAATAATTTCTTGTTTTGTTTTAACCCCAATTACTCGATTTGTTTCAATCCCATTAGTTAAAAAAACAGTTGTTGGGACATTTCTAATGCTATATTGTTGGGATAATTCTGGATTCTGCTCAACATCTAAAAATTGGATTGGTAAACCTTCTGACTTTAAGACTTCCATTTGGGGTTTAAATTGTTTACATGGTTGGCACCAAGAAGCGCTGAAATATAAAATTTGTTTCATGTTTTAAATTCGGTTTTTAAAATTTCTTCTATTTGTTCTCTAGCATCATAATCATTATTGGTTTGGTTAACAGCCTTTATGATCTTTTCTGCTAATTGTTTATACTTCTGTTTCATTATAAATATTATTTCTTCTTTTAACTGATAGATTAAACCATTCTCTGAGTGTCGAAAGCAATTATATGATCTCTCCCTGTCATGTTATATCCTTTCTCAGCACACATCTCAAATACTAAGGGATACATTTCAACCAATGTTTCTCTAGTATCTCCAGCTGGCATTATATATGTTTTATTTTTAGGAATATTATGGTGGACTCTAAACTCTTCAATCTCCTTCAATCCTTCTTCAGTGCCATCCCAAACAGGTTTATAATGATAGTCGGTATGGTATTCTAACATTTTGTCAATGTTTTCATGATGTAATCTAAACTTGTTATGTTGCTTAATCATTCTTTCATCTACCACCTTTCCTTGAGGCGTAACAGCATCAAGTACGGGTACAGAGTTACTAAATTTCGGACTGAGAGAAATAAGACCCAAAGGATGGTCAGTAGCCACAAAATGGCTACCTTCAGTTTCGATTGTAATGAGAATGTCTCTTTCATGTGCAAAATGTGTTAACTCATTCACCAAAGCAGGGTGCATTGTTGGGGATCCTCCAGTCAACATCATTTCTTCGACATGAGGATTTTCATCATATATTTTAATAATATCATTAAAGGTAAAAGTACCTTTCTCGGGATGAATACTTGTGTACCAGCTGTCACACCATCCACCTTCACCAAAGTAACATCGATGAGTGCATCCCGTTGTACGTACTGCTATTGTTGGTCTGCCAAATCTAGAACCTTCTGATTGTACACATCTATATACTTCTAAAACTGGTAGTACTTTATTATAGTCTTCTATTCTTTTCATTATTGTTTTGGTTTAAGTTTGAACATAATAAATATGCTTCTTCTAATGTAGTCCCCTCAACTTCAGGTCTAAATCCAACCATCTTGCTACCTTCAACTCTTAAATTATCTTTAGAAGTTTCAAACCAACAATCTGGGTTGTAGTGGCACCACCATCCATTTTCTAGTAGGTATTGATGTTTTTCAACTTTACTCTTCATATATGCTTGAATTATTATCGTTTTCCCAACATTCTACTTTAATTACTTTACATCTACCAGCATCTGTTTTGGATAGAACTTCATTAAATTTCTCAAATGTTAAACGAGCACAACTCTCAGCACCCATTTTTTCTAGGAAATGTACTTTACATATTCCTTCCATAGCCATGGATTCGAATAAATCTCTATAAGGATCATTAGCTTGGATTAATGTTGTGTGGTCCCACATATCATTCATCCATGATTTTAAACCATTACCTTTTGGTGCGTCTTTGAACCCACCATAATCAACAATCCAATTCATATCGTCAAGTTGTTGTTCAACATCTTCTTCATGAGATGCGAACCATACTTTAAATTTTAAAGCATATCCATGTAATAATTCACAGTGTGAGTGGGATGCTTTCCATTGTCTAATTGCTATTGAGTAGTTGTCAAATAGCTTTGTTGAAATATATCTTGCCATTATTTTATATTTAATTGTTCTTTTACGTATTCAGTAAGTACTTGTTCTACATAGATTCTAGCAGTTTCATAATCAACTGGGCCTGTCTCATCTGCATATTGAGAAGGATCGGGTCTGTCCAATTGTATAAATGCTTCTATTCTCTCAACTGATGATGCTGATTTATAATCTGCATACCACCCATCCCCTTCTCTAGAATGGATGTGGATTGGTTTATAACTAGTCATTGTTCTTTTATAAACTTCATTAAAATCTAACCCTAATTCTTCACATAACTTTTCTCCATCTTGAAGAATTGTAAATTTATTGCCTTCTAAATATGGGGTAAAGAAATTAACTTTGTCTGCATCCCAATTACCCAACTTAAAAGCAACGTAATCAGCGTCTCTAAATTCTTGTCTACAATCAGGATATATATCGTGGTCTCCAGCGTGGATTCCTAACGCTATATCGCAGGTTTCGCCCGTTCTACTTACAACAGACAATGCAACTGCTTGAACAATTGAACTAAATATCTTGTTTCTGTTAGGAACAACCGTAGCTTTCATATTGTCTTCTTCATAGTGACCTTCAGGTACCTCATCTCCACCTTCTACTAAAGCAGAATCAAGTAAATCAACTAAACCGTCTAGTTTAATTATTTTATGTATTAAACTAAATTTAGTTAAAGGGCCACCTGTTACTCTAGCTTGTTCCATTAAGATATGTTCATATAAACTTCGAGCTCTCTCTAATTCAACTTTATGTTTTTGCCCATAATCAAATGAAATAGCTGTTACCGTGTCATATTCTTTTAAACAACGTAGTAACAATGTTGAGCTATCCATTCCTCCTGAAAGGCTGATTGTGGCATGTTTTTTATTGTTTTTCATCTTTTATTTTTGGATTTTGGCTTATTCTGTTTTTCTTGGTAAGTTTTATTTGAAGCTAACCAAGATTTAAAGGATTTTATTCTTTGTTGATTGCTGCTATGGTTTTTTTTAGGCATGTTTTTTATTTGTGATAAATGTAATAATTCTTTATTAGTATTCCTAAGGTTTTTAAAAGGGGAAATCTTCATTTACATCCTCTAATCCTTCAAAAGATTGGGGTGGTTTAGTATATAAATCTAAAAATTCTTTTGGATATAAACGAATGGTTTTAGTGACAGAAGAACCATTGATTTTACTAACTTTTTTATAGATTTGGATGGGAATGTTATTTTGATTTACTAAACAGTCTATTTGATCCTCTACATCCTTTTCAACATTCCCCTGGAAGTATTCTGATAGGGGTAGATATTTATGTAAGTTATGTTTCATAATTTTAGGGTTTATTATCTTATTACTGTTACGAATCCTTTAAATTCAAATTTTTTATCTGTTTCGTTTGAACGAGTTGTAATGTACCAAACATAAACACCTGCCATTATTGGCTCTCCGTTTAATGTTCCATCCCAACCTATACTTTGATCATATGATTCCCAAATAATACTTCCTAACCTATTATATATTATTACTTGAAACCTCCAGGGGTTGTTATTGATTAACACAGGCATCCACTCTTCATTTCCCCCACTACCATTTGGTGTGATTGAATTAGGAGCAAAACATATTACTTCATATTTTTTATCAGTATAGTTAATACCATTATATACTGTAGTATCTTCGTATATTATAGTAGTATCTTCCTGGCTAAATCCAATGTGGGTAAGGAGAAAGAATAGTATTATTAATTGGAAATTTTTCATTTTCTTAGTTTTAATTTAACTTAAGATTGTTTATTTGTAAAATATTCCCTAAGGAATAATTCAGGATAAAGCATTACTTTTCCTGTATATTTACTGTTTGATATTTCTCTTATATCACATTTGATTTTTAGTTTAGAAGCAGCATTTGATACTTCTTGTCCTAACTCTGCTCCTGCAGCGTATCCTAAATAGTCGTATAGACTTAACATTTTTGTTTCCATATTATAAATTATTTATTTTTCTAAACATTTCTAAATTAGACAATAACAAACTCCGATTAATTTCATTTCCTGGGATGAGGAAATTGTCGTTCATGTTTGCTTTCGGTTTGATTTCTAAACCAAACCCTGAATATTTGGTATTTTCTAGAGCCGCCATTATAGGGTTAGATGTGTCAATTGATTCAATAAATTCATACCCTTGATACCAACTAAATTCTTGTGGTACAGAACATCCTAAAAGGTGTATTCTGTCTGTATTTGAGATAATTCCGGTTTTATGTAAAGTAGCAATTACATATATTCTTCCTAACGCCTTGCCTAGATCTTTGTTAGGGTGAGGGCAAACATCATTATAATAACTTGCACCATAAGAAAATGCTATTTTTTTATAACCTAAATCTTTATAGGTTTGATAGCAAGTAGAGGCTTCGTGAATTGTAGTTGCTTGAACTACCGCTACTTTTTCTACTCCTTTAGGTAGTTTAATTTGAGCCCACTTACGAGCGTTTACTACGGATGCGTCTCTATCTTCCCACACATCTGGTATGATAAACTCGTTTGGTTCTATTCTATCTACCCAGTGGAGTAACCTAGATTCATTGTATGCCTTGCCTAACTCATGTAGAGAGTTATCCATAATAATATATCTTCCTCGTTTTTTAGAATCTTGGAAGAATTTTTTATAAGTCTTATTTTCATCCATTAAGTGGGGAAGGCAGTAATCATAATCATTAAACTTTTGGATTTCGTTTAATATGTAGAGGGGTGCTTCGTGTGAGACTTTGATTTTGTTCATTTAAATTTATTTTTTAAGTTATGATTGTCAATGATAATTTTTATTTAAAAATACAACTTTTTTTTAGGTCTTCCTCGTTTTTTTCGAGGTTTAATGGAATGGTCAAAAGTTTTACGAACATAATAATATAGTTCTTCTATTGTACCATCAAAATCACCTATAAGCTCTTCATATTCTTCTTCAGATATTACAAAATGGGACATAAAGTTTTCTTTGAGTTCATCTAAAGTGTTCTTTTCACCTTTTTCAAAATCTTCCCATAATCTTTTTCTACGTTGTAAGTCGATTTTATGTTTTTCCAATAATTTTTGCATATCCTGTTTATATTCAGCATACTTTTGGTTGATTTCCATTTCACAATAGAGAGCTTGGTAATAGTAATGTGAAAATTCAAATTCCCCATTTTTAATTCTATCTAAGAATGAAGTACCTTTTGGTAAGGGTTTAGTAGGACTATCATATCTTCTCCACCAAAAGAATTTATTGTAGTTAAGTGGTTGGAGTTTACGGATTTCCTTTATAACAAGATTGGGATTGGAAACTTTAAATAACATAACCTTTAAATTTTGAACGTAATATACGAAATTTATTTCATATATCCAAGTTTTTAGTATTCTATTTGGTTATCTTTTAAGTTTTGATATTTTTTAAGTTGTTCCGTTAGATTATTTATAGCTAAACCCTTTTTCTTAGATGAAGCAGGGGATTGATGTACTTTAGTAAGTTCTTGTTGAATTGATTTTATTTGATTGTCTATTTCAGGTGTGGGTTTTGACTGTGGGAGAGGTACACCGGTGTTGGGTTTAGCAAGTTTAGGGGTTACTTTAGGGTTAGGAGGGGTAATTGGTTTAGGCTCACCATACATGCTTATCTTAGGTCTAAGGTTTTTGAATGATTGGTTTGTTGCTATAATAAGCGCAATAGCCAACGGATCAAAAACAAATATCAACACCAGTATAAACCAATTTGCTACGGTTTTAAGCGGTTTACCTGTTATTTCACTCATGTATTTTATTACACCTAACTCCCCATTTAATTCTTCAGTTGATTCTAAATCTAAAATTTTTAACTCAAGTTTAGTTATACTATCATTTAAAACATCTATTTGTTTTGAGATTGTATCCCTGGATTGGGTTGAGAGGTCTAATTGTTTTTCGAAGGTTTTACGGGCAGCACTAGAAGTAGTTGAAATGATTTCCCCAGTTTCTCTATCTTTATATTCTATTCTTGTTCCAGAAGAGAGTTGTTTTCGGAGTTCTGAGATGTCTTCGGATAGGGTTATTTTTTCTGTTTGTTTTTCTTGTTTGGTAATTAAAAATCTATCTTTTTTAACTTCTATATTTTCTATAATGCTTTGGTTAACATTTAGTTTTGCAATATTTTCAGTAAATCCTTTACTTAATAAGCCATAAATACCAATAGAGGTAATTAGGGATAATAATACCAAAGCACTTGTTAAATATAATTTTAACCCAAAATATGTATTTTTCCACTGATTGTGGAGGTAGGTAGCAATTATAAGTTTAGAAAATTCTAGGAAAGAACCCATTATAATAACGGGTAATGCGACTGCACTAAAAACAATAGATAGTCCTAATACACTATAATACGCAGCGGTAGAGGATAATCCTAAGGCACAAATTAATAATAGCCAGGGTAGCATTTTTTTATTCATGATGATAAATATAAATAATTACTCTTAGGAAACCAAATATTTTATAAAGATACTAACATATCCATCAACTCTGGTTGAGGAAACATATCTACTTTATCTTTACGAGTATTAGTATGAGTCCAAAGTCCTTTTACTTTTCCGTAATAAGCATCATTGTTAAATTCGAAGGCTTCGGCTCCCTTTTGTTTAATTAAAGATGGTAGGCCTGCTCTTACATCAATGTTGTCTCTTTCAGCAATGAATAAAATCCAATGATGTAAAGTTTGAATTTGGGCAGCAGAATAACGATGCCAAACTTTATATCCTCTAAAGGGTTTATCTAAAGTTACAATTTGTGAAGTATCAACTTTAGTACCGGCGTAGGTTTTACCATTTACTACATACCCAAAATTACACACTTCAATACCTACTGAGTGGGTGTGCATGTGTTGTGAGCCATTTTTTCCTAAATGCCATCCATATCCTCCTTCTGGGAATGCTTGGAGTAATTTTCCGTTGTACTTATTTTCATTTCCTTTTACTGATTCTCCTCCTAATACAAATTCAGTGGCTACTGCTCCTCTACTGTCACGCCCCCAAGAATCAATTACTCTATAGGGATTATGCCATCCAGCAGTGTGATGGAGAAATGCAAATTCTTTATTAGTTGGACCTTGTTTATATTCTCCAGAAGGGAGAAAATATTGTTCTACTTCTAACCCATTTTCAGTTACATAAAATTTTTCTGAAAGGTCTGTTGAAGCTAGTTCCATAGCATCCCATGTTGAGGGACCTACAATACCATCAACTGTTAAACTGTTTAAAGCTTGGAATTTCTTAACAGCAGTTTCAGTACCTCTACCAAATATGCCATCAGCACTTATTTTTAGATAGCTTTGAAGTTCTTTTACTTCTTTTCCTCGTGAACCTATTTTTAATAACATATTAATGGATATTAGGATTTATTTTTGAATTTTAATTTTTTCTAATTGTTCTACCCTGTACTTTAACACAGCATTTTCAATTTTCATTTTTCTTAGTTCTTCAATAGTTTCTTGAACTGCTTTAGGTGGTTGAAAATCATTAATCCATATGTAGTTACTATTAGATTTTTCTTTTACCCTTGATAAGTCCATTTCTATTAATCTAATTGATGCTGTTAAACTAAACCATATTCCAGCAATAGATATAATCCCAATAACTAAACCAATTAAGGTTTTTAAATCTAGTTTTATTTCTGATTTTTCTGAGAATGGGGTCATTTGGTGTCTTTTTCCTTTTTAGTAAAGATTTTTGTTAAACCATCAATTCCAAATGATCCTAAGGTAATGATTACGAATGAGTTGTAAATAAATTCTTGAACAGGGAGGTCTTTGCCTAAAAATCCTGTTATAATATCTGCAGTAGCAAACAAGGCCATGATCGCAAATGATGCAAATCCAACTACATTTTTTTCGTTAATTGTGTTATCGTCTTTAAAAATATTTTTAAATGCCATGATTTTATTTTTTATATATTTTACCATAGGAAACAATTATGTGAAACGTTTTATTATAAATATAAAAAAAAGGGATGCTAATGCACCCCTCTCTATATTTTTATATGTCTTTTTTTTTTATTTTTTTAATAACTTTTTTACCCAATGTTTTACAATATCCCAGTTTCGGGTTGCAAATACACCAAATGCAAATCCTGCATAGATTTTATAGCCAAAAGCCCACAAGAATAAACCTGCGATGAGTCCTAAAACTCCTTCAATTCCGTTAGCTATGATCCAACCTTTAACAATTGTAAAGGTTTTTTTAATAAAGTTTGTGATTTTTTTCATATTATTTATTTTATACTATTTTATACTATTTTACCAATTTTTAGGATTTAGTTTTTTCTTAGCTTTTTTCTTAGCATTATTTAAAGCGTCGGCTGCTCTTTGAGCTTCTCTTTGTGCTGCTGCTGCAGCTTCATCTGCTTTTCTTTTTGTATCAGCTGCTAATCTATCGGCTGCGATTTTTGCTTCATCTGCTTTTCTTTTTGTATCAGCTGCTAATTTATCGGCTGCTTCTTTAGCTTTTTTAGCATCAGCTTCTACGGTATTTGCGATTGAATTACCTGTGTCTTCTGCAAATTCTTGAGCTGGTTTTGTATCAACACTTACTGAGAGATCAACATCAACACCTACTAAAAGTGCAATTTCACCATCAACACCTACAGTTGCAACACCATCATCCATTGTAGCCCCTCCTCCAACTTCAGCTCCAACTTGTGCTCCAACAGATACCCCGGCTCCTGCTTCACCACCATTACCGTTTTTATCATAAGTACTATTAGATGCTCCAACTCCAACAGACACACCCGCTTTAGCTCCAGCTTGACCTTCTGCTCCATCCGCTCCAACTTGTCCACTTGCTCCGGCATATGCTTTAGCTTCAGCACCTGCATGAACTTCGGTTGTGTTAGTTACACCACCAACTTCTACTGAATTGGATGCTCCAGCTTCAACAGAGGCTCCAGCTTCTACGTGTGCATCCACAGTTGCATTTCTACCATCCCACCCCGCAGATGCTTCTGCTTCGATGTGTGATTCAGCCTCTGCGTGTGCTTCTTGAGTAACGGTAGCATCACCTATTTGCTCTGTATTTTCTACATTCGCATGTACTTCTACTTTAGCTTCAGCACCTGCTGAAACTGATGTATCAGTTATTTCGGTTCCAGCACCTGCGTTTGCAGATGCTCCTAGGTTTTCATCACCTACTGATTTATTTATTTCTTTATTCATAGTTATTTTAATTGATTATGGTTTGGGAGTTTTTGAACCAAAATAAGTACCTATAATTCCTATAAGTCCGGTTATGGTTAGTTGAAGAAGATTAACTATTGAGTCATCGACGGGTCTATTTTCTTCTAAAGCAACTATAAAATCACCTATAATAATAAATCCTAACAAAGTTAGAATTCCAAAAGCTAACATATACACAACCTTTTCTTTCATTATTAGGATCTTTCACCTTTATGTTTGTCGATTTTATCTAGGATATTATTTAAAAGTTCTATCTTAATATATCCTGCCATAGAAGCATTTTTTAAGGTGCTTATTAATTGAAACACAATAAAAGGAATCATAATTGTTTCACTTATCCATCCTGATCCTGTGAATCCTTTTTCAACGGAGAGAAGTACTGTTAAAATTAGAATCCAGGTAATTGCAGTTCTAAGAATTTTAATTGCTTTATATGTTTTAAATCCTTCTTTCTTAATCCCCGCAATTATCCCAAATAACCCATCTAATAAAACAACGAAAATTATTGCTAGGTATTGTTCATAATTGTTAAGAGTAATATCGTAAAAATATGAACATATAAAAGCAAAGAAACCTGCAATAGATGCTAATATGGTTTTTGGAAGGGACAGATTTAAGAGAACAAAAAGAGATTTCATAGAGCTATTAGAGTGTAAACCATTTTAGGGTGGCGCGTTCATAAATACAAGTGAACTAATAAAAATTTATTAGTCCTAATCTTGTATGTGTTGATATTTTTATATATGAATATTTTTGAGAGTCCATTATCCGTCACAGCTAACACAATCACTTGTTCTAGAACCTAAATCTCCTTTAATTACTGAATCTGTTCTTAAGTAGTAAAGTGTTTTAATTCCTAATCTCCAGCTCTCCATATGTACTTGATTTATCCACCTTGGGGAATCTGTAGGGTCAAAAGCAATGTTTAAAGACTGTGTTTGGTCAATATATCTCTGGCGTACTGCTGCTTGTTGTACTAATCCTAATTGGTTGATTTCGGAGAAGGTTAGGAATATTTCTTTTTCATCATCCCCCAAAATATCATGAGATAAATTAGCTACTGAGCCATTATCTACTAGTATTTGGTCCCATATTTTATTTTGGTTTTTACCTTTAGACTCTAAAAGTTTTTCTAGTTCTGGGTTTTTAACTATAAATGTTCCTTTAGCACCATTAAACACATAAACATTAGCGGGTTGGGGTTCAATACCTGCTGAACATGAATTTATGCGTGAATTTGATACAGTAGGAGCAATAGCCATTACATGAGTATTTCTCATTCCTGTTCCTTTACACCATAAAGGTTCTCCATATTCTAAAGCCATTTGACGAGAAGCAGCTTCTGCTTTTTGTCTAATATCACTAAAAATAGTATGAGTCCAGGCTGTTGATGCAATTGAATTAAAGGGTAAACCTTTTTGTTGGAGGAATGTATGCCAACCCATTACTCCTAAACCTAATGCTCTTCCTTTTTTAGCAGATCTGTGAGATCGTTCCATTGATTCTTTACCAGCAGTTTTTACTATAAATTCTTCCATTACCCCATCTAAGAAATAGGTAGCTATTTCAACAACATCTGTGTTTTTCCACTCATCATACTTAGCTAAATTTAAGGAAGATAAACAACAAATAAATGAATGCTCTTCATCTGTATGAAGAGTAATTTCAGAACAAATGTTAGTCATTGTAACATCTAGATTATTCATCCTATATGCTAAAGGATTATCTTTATTAACGTTATCCTTAAACATTATATATGGTTCACCCGTTTCTACACGTGATTTAAGAATTTCAAGCCATAACGACATAGCCTCACTGTCACGATCATTTAACCGCTTCATAAACGCATCATCTACAACAACGCATTGGTGTAGGTTTAGGCATTGCCTATTAGGATCTCCTTTAGGTCTTCGAATTTGTAAAAATTCATTAATATCTTTATGGTTAACATCTAAATTTACAGATGCTGCCCCTCTACGAACTGAACCTTGGTTGGTTGCTATGATTGTTGAATCATAAATCTTAGCCCAAGGTACAACACCTTCAGATTTTCCATTTCCTGTAATTTCTTCTCCTCTTCCTCTAATTCTGCTTAAGGATATTCCAACTCCACCCCCATAAGAAGTAAGTCTCATCAATTCGGCATTTGTTAATCCAATACCTCTAACTGAGTCTGGTGTGTCGATTCCAAAACATGATATTGGTAATCCCCTATCTGTTCCAGTATTTGATAGAACGGGTGATGCTAATCCAATCCACCCATTCCAAACATATTTAAAAAATTTAGCTGCTAAATCAGGGCGATTTAATCTTTCTGCCACTGCATTAGCTACACGTTTATAAGCTTTGCGTGGGGTTTCCCCGGGTAGTAGGTAACCTTTTGAGATAGTAGACAATGCAACATCATCAAAAAATTCAGGATAATCTGTTCCACGCTTCCATTGTGTATAATCTGCTGTTAAATCTTTACTGTCCATTTATTGTTTTATTTAAAAAATTGATTCATCCCACTGCATATTCCCTTTAGAGTAATTAGTTACCCTATTTGCGAAGAAATCTGTATGTTGTTTTCCTGCTGATAAATGGTCAAACCATTTCATCCTCTCAATTGAGGTCACATCAATGTTAGAAATGATTCCTTTATACCCAAGATCACCTAATTTAGCATTAATTCTATTTTTAATAAAATTTTCTAAATCATACTGTGAACATCCCTCTAAGTCACCTAACTCATAGCATTTTCTAATAAAATCTAATTCTAACTTCAATGATAATAATGCTGCCTCATTTATGGCTGCTTCAAGCTCAGGTGTTTTAAGTTCAGGATTTTCTTCGATAAGTGTTCTGAATAGCCA